TTCGGCACCAGCGCGAGCGGGACGAACGCGCTGGTGATCATCGGCGGTTTGCTGCTCACTGCGCTCAGGCCTCGAGTAGCACAAGGTAAGTCGAGTGGCGCCCGAGCCGGACGTGGCGGTAGGCGTTCGAGTCCTCCAGTACGCAGAGCATCGAGTAGTCATCGTGCTCCCAGCCGCTGGAGCCCGAGAAGGCCGAGACGAGGAACGGGGCACCGGCCAGGCGTCGGAGCATTCGCGAGAGCTGCTGTCGGTCCCCGTCGGTCATCGCCGGTAGCGTGAGCGTCAGGCGGCGCGAGGGGCGCCACGGGCGCGCGTACGCGTGCCGCCCCGAGGCGAGCTCCCGCGCGGGCTCGGAGCGGAAGTACTCGAGCTCGACCCCGAAGGCGAAGTTTCGCTCGAACTCCAGCATCTCCCCGAGCACCGCCGCGCGTAGCGCGAGCGTCTCGCCGGAGCTGTCCTCGGCGCGGCGGATCACCAGCCGGGCGCTACGGTACGCGATCGGCTCGGGGAGCCATTGCATGTAGACCGAGGGGCGATCCTCCTCGGCGGTCGAGCCGAACTCATCCACGCCGGCGCGCCAGGTCTCCACCGGCAGGGGCTCGGCGAGCGGGACAAAGCCGGTGCTGTAGACGAGCGCCGTGTGCGCGTCGTCCGCGTAGAGGTTCAGCCGCGCCTGGTCGAGCCCCGCGAGGGTGTCGCCGAGGAGCGCGAGGACGCTCGTCGCGCGCAGCTGATCGGGAACGATGTCGATCACTACATCGCGCTCCAGCCCCGCCCAAATCACCTGACGGTTCGCCCGCTCGTCGACCAGGTGCGCGATCGGCGTGGCCGCCGCCGGCTCCGGCGTGACCGTGATCGTGGCGCCCTCGAGGTGGTTGCCCGTGGCGAAGCGGAGCGGGATCTGTGGCGGCGCTGTCACGAGATGACTTCCACGGTGGAGAACGCGCTATCGGGCTCGCGAGAGATCGCGCGCACGATGCCCGAGCCCGACCAGTCCTCGTGAGTGACGCCGACGCGCGTGCCGAGCTCGAGGCGGTGCGCGAGGGCCGAGAGACGGAGCTCCCGCACCCGGCGATCCTGCCCGTAGCGCACCGCCTCGAGATCGGCGAGCGCGCCGGCATCGGTCGCGCTCACCAGGGCGCTCGGAATCACCACTTCGCTTTCGTAGACTCCGCCGCCGGCGAGCACCGGCGTGCGCTCCACGCTCGAATCGGCCCCGTACTCGAGCACCACGCGCGAGCGGGCCGGGCGCACGGAGAGCTCCTCGATCTTGCGCCCCACGATATCGTCCTCCTCGATCTCGAGCTCGTTCAGTGCCTCGCTCACGAACACGTCGATGCGCCCGCCGCGGCGCACGCGAACGTTCGCGTGCACGCTCTGCACCACGCGCTCGAGCGCCTCGCCGAGCGTCGTCGATTGCGTCAACTCGATCGACACCTGCCAGGCGAGGCGCGCGGGCGGGACGTTCGTGAACGTCGGCGCCGTCGCGCCCACGTCGGCCACCAGCGCCTCGATCACGCTCTGAGCGGTCCCGGTGCGCGTCTCGTCCGCCCCGCTCGGGCGGCGCCCGAACAGGCTCCCCGCCGTCGAGAGCTCGAACGTTGCGATGCGACCGTCGACGGCGCGCACGCCATCGCTCAGCACCGTGGCGATCGGGCGGAAGTCCGCCCGCGCCCATGCCCGATCGCCGACAAGCCAGCGCGCCTCGTGTCCGCGCACCGCGAGATCGGGCCAGTGCACGGCGGGGTCGGTGTTCAGCGCGGTCACATCCCCTACTCCGCCGGCGAAGTCCTCCAAGTCCTCCTCGAGCACGAGCGGGGCGACGAGATTGCCGTCGTAGGGGCGGTATCCGTCGGCGGCATCGGAGATCCAATCATCGCTGGCGAGCAGCACGGTCCCGAGAAAGTGATCGATCTCGACGAGCACCAGGCGCTCGGCGCGCCGGTTCCCGATCCAGGCCTCGAACTCCGCATCGCTCACGCCCATCACAGCGTCTCGGCGCTGGTGCGCGTGCGCCGCGCGCCGCGCCGGGCATCGCGGCGCGTCTCCTCGAGAACCGCGCTCGAGGCCTCGGTACCGCGCGCGATGCGCGTGCGCGTGCCCTCGGCGCGGCGCGCCTCCTCGCGGTGCCCGCGCTCGATCGCGTCCAGTCGAGCATTGGCCGCGCGGAGCTCGGCGACGATCGCCGCGTGCCCCTCGCTGCCCGAGCCCCCGCGCGCGTTCACGCTCACCACCGGTGCGCGTCGTCCGAAGTCGGGCGGGATACGCTGCGCGGTGACGCCCATCGCGCGAAGGCGCGCGGCAACATCGGCGCGCGCGATCATCTCGCCCTGGTGAACGCGCACCACGCGCTCGGGCTGCGCCACGCGCGTGAGTCCTGTCTCGAAGCTCCCGAGGTCGCGTAGGTCGTCCATGTTGCCCGCGCGCTGGGATAGCGACTTCGCGCGGCTGAGCTCGCGCTCGATCTGCCGCGCCTCCTCGCGCGTGTCGCGCGAGGCCTTCGAGATCGAGTTGCCGAACCGATCGAGGGCGCTGCCCATCGAATCGAGCCCGCCGCTCGCGCGCCCCGCCGCCCCGCCGATGTCGTTGATCTCACCCTCGAGCCCGTTCAGCGGGGCGCCCTGCCCGCGCGCGGCGTCGCCGAGCGAGTCGAGCGACTTCCGCCCGTCCTTCGAGGCCGATTCGAGCTCGATCGAGGCCTTGACCGCCTCGTTCACCATGGCGTCGAAGCCGACGCGAACGGCGGGCGGCATCCGCTCCGAGAGCACACCGGCGTCGCTCAGAACGGTGGTGTACGCCCCGCGAAGTCGCGTCACGAGGTTCTCGCTCGTGGTGTCCGCGGCGCCAACCACGGCATCGAACGCGCTGGTGAAGTTCGCCTCCAGTGTCCCGCCGGAGATGCCCGCCTTCTCGGCCATCTCTGCGAACTTCGCCTCGAGCACCAGCGCGGCCTTGGCCGTCTCGTTGGTCATCGCCCCGAACGCGTTCTCGAGCTCCGGCGGCAGCCCCTGGATCATCTGCTCGAGCGTCCCTTCGGCATCGGCCACTTGAAGGAGCGAGCCCTGTAGGTCCATCGCCGCCTTGAACGCGCGCTGTCCGGCCTCGGTATGAAGCTCGAGCGATTCGACGTAGCGGCGGAACTCCTCGCGGGTGTCGATCACGCCATCGGTGACGCCAGCGGCGGCGAGCGCCGCGCTCGAGAGCGAGTCGTTGAAGGCCAGTACCTGCGTGGCCGCCTCGGCGGTGGCGAGCGCGGCGCGCTCGGTCTCCGAGTAGAACTCCTCGTAGTAGCTATTGGTCGCGGCGCTCAGCGCCTCCATGCCACCGAATAGCTTGGCGAGCGCGTCGGCGGACTTCAGCGCCGCGGGGCCGAAGACGACGAACTTCAGGTTTAGTTTCTCGGCAATGTCGCGCACGCTTCCGAGCACGGTGCCGAGGCGCTCGTGCTCGGCGCGCGCGGCCTCCTCCTCCGCGCGTGCGGTTCGGAGCGCGGCAAGGCGCGCGTCGGCGACGGTGGCGAAGCTCCCGGCGTAGTCGAGCGCCATGTTGATGTTTCGCTTGCCGGCGGCGGTTGTGGCGTCCTGCGCCTGCACGTAGGCCCACAGCCCGCGCTCGCTCGTCACCGCACTCATCCCCGCGAGCCCCATGGCGGTATTGAACTCGGCGATTTGTCGCCGCGCGGCCTCGACGGCGTGCCCCTGACGCTCGCTCTCGGTGTACATCCGCGCGTAGAGCGCGCCGGCTTTCTGCTCGAGCGCGTCCATGCCACCGGCGAGCTCCGCGAGCCCCATCGCCGCGCGCATCTGCAGCCCCAGCGTCTCGCCGAGCCCGATGCCGAGGCTTTTCAGTAGCGGCACACTCTGCCCGGCCACGCGCCCGAGCTCGGCGAACGTTTTCTGTATCTCCTCGATCGGTGCATTGACCAGATCGACCGAGTCGGACACCAGATCGCGCATGTCCGGGCCGAGCCGCGCGAAGGCGTCTCGGTAGGCCGCGCGCGTGGTGCTCTCGACCCACTCGGCGATGTCCTCCTCGAACCGGCTGGCGCTGATTCGCGTGATGGCCACGTTCAGACCATCAATGATCGAGCTTGACCCGGCGACGCCGAGCGCGCCGAACGAGCGCGAGAGCTCCGCGCCGAGCCCGGAGAGGAATCCGTTGAGCTCGTCTCGGATCTGGGACTCGAGCGCACTGAAGTGCTCGGTCACCTTCGTCCCACGCCAGAACGATCGCTCTTTCTCGAAGCGCTCGTACGCCTTGCCGCCCACGCGTCCGCCGCGTACGCCGATCTGCACCCCGGCGTCCGTCTTCTGCGTCCCGGCGCCGAATGCGCTGCCGACGATCAGCCCCGGCCCCATCCCGAGGGCGAGGGCGGCGAACCCCATCGCTTTAGGGTTCGCCGCCCCGGTGAAGTCGCCGACCGCTTTGCCGGCGGCGTACATCGCGCCGGCCACCCCGACGGCGGCGGCCGTCGCCCCGGCGGCGGTCGCGGTGAACGCGCTCAGTCCCGCGCTCGCCCCGCTGATACCGCCCCCCGCGGTGGTGAACGCGGTTGCCGCCCCATTGGCGGCGGTGCTGAGTCCGCCGAAGCCGCCCGTTGCGCTCGAGAGCCACCCGAGCGCCTTCCCGCCGACCGACTTGATCACACCGCCGAGGCCGCCGAGGGCGCCGGTGGCGGCCGATATCGCCGTGTTCAGCCCGCTCGTGTCCCCGGTGAAGACGGCAACGATCGCTTTGGAGGCGAACTCGGCGGCGAGCCGCTTGAGCCAGTCCCGGCTATAGGAGCCGAGCTCCTTGAGCGTGTCGCGCACGCTCCCGCCGTCGACGAGGTTGCGCCCGATGATGCCCTCCCACTTGCCCTTCAGCGCCTCGAACCGGCGGGCACCGTCCTCCACAGCGCGCACCTGTTCGGCGAGCCGCTGCGTGCGCTTCTCCGCCTCCATCCGCGCGTCGATCTCGGTGTCGGTCAGCTTTTGGGTCTGGAGCTCGAGGCGGCGCGCGGCGTCCGCCCCGTTCTCGAGACGCTCGGTGAGGATCGCGCGGCGGATGACCAAGTCGCGCATCGCGCCGTTCACCCCGTCGAGCCGCTCCTTCTCGTCCCGATATTGCTCGTTCAGCTGCCCCTTCTTCACGATCTCGTCGGCCGCCGCGCCGACGATCCCCTGCTTCTCGAGCCGGTATCGCTCGGCCGCCTCCGCCCCCTGGATCAGCAGGATCGACTCCGCCTTCAGGCGCTCGTTCAAGTTGTTGAACACGTTCAGCGCTTGATCGGAGAGGATCCCGGCCGCCTCGCCGACTGCTCGGAGGTTCTCGCGCATACCACCGGCGAAGCCGAGAGCGATGTCGCGCCCGACGCGCCACAGTGCGCGCGAGGGTGACTTCGTCTCGGACTCCTTGCGCGCGACCTTCTCCGGCGTCCCGCCCATCGTGGCGGAGACCTCCTCGATCAGCCCGAGCGTGCTGGCGATCCCGCGCCAGAACCCGCCCCCCGTGTCCTCCCCCGCGCGCTCGGCGCCCGCCACGCCGGACTCGAGCCCCGTGCTCACGACCTCGGCAAGCTCCTCGGAGGCGCGCCGGAGCACGGGCGCCTCGCGCGAGAGCGTGGCGGCGATGGTCTCGGGCACGACCTCGGCGGCCGGACGCGCGCGTTTCTCGACCTCGTCGCCGATGAAGGGCAGGAAGTCGAACGCGTTGATGGCGGCGCGCTTGAGATCGCCCGCGCGCGCCTCGAGCGCGCCCGTGACCGCGTTCAGTAGCCCCTTGCCGAGCGTGGTGGCGAAGGTCGAAACGGCGACACCGGCGGTATCGGCGAAGCCCTTCAAGAGACTGGCGGCCCCCTCGATCACTTCGAGCGGCGTCGGCCACTCGATCCCCTCCCCCGCGCCCCGGAGCCCCTCGTCGAGCGCGGCCAGGGCGTCGGCGGCGAGGCGCACGAAGCCGAGCACGAAATTCGCGGCGGCGCGCCCCACCTCCTCCGCCGTCGGCCACTGGACGTTCCCGAGCAACGATCCGAGCCCCGTGCCGAGGCTGGTGGTGAGCACGCGCAGACCCGTCAGCGCGAGCGTGCCGAAGCCGGCGACGAGATCGGAGGCCGCGCCGAGTACTTCATAGCGCGTCGGCCAGCGGATCTCACCGAGCACCGTGGACAACCGCGTGTTGAGCTCCGCGGCGTACGCGCGCACGCTCTCGCCGGCGGCGGCGATGAAGCTCCCGCCGAGCGACTTGAGCGAGGCGCCGAGGCGTTGGGCGAAGAGCCCCACGTCCCCATCGAGTCCCTCCCACAGCCCCGCCCACCACGCGCTGATACCGTCCCAGTTGGCGCGGATCGTGACGGCGGCGGCGGCGAGCGCGCCGACGCCGAGCACCACCGGGGAGAGCACCACGGCGGCGACGGCCGAGAGCCCGGCGGCAACGATGGCGATACCGGCGCCGGCGGCGACGATCGCGGCGGCGGCGATGGCGAAATCATCGAGGTAGGGCACGACGGGCGTGAGCGCCCGGCCGAGTGAGACGATCGCGTCGCCGAGGGTGCGTAGCGCAACGAACTGCAGCGCCTCGGACGTGGCCAGGTTCTTCTGGAAGTCCGCCCACGCCGTCTTGACCCGAGCGACCGACGCGGTGAGGTAGTCGAGCCCGTCGGTGGCGACGAACGCGATGGCTTTCTGTACCAGGTGCAACCCCTTCACCGCGAGCGAGGTACCGCCCCCGTCCATGAAGGCGAGGTTCAGTCCCTCCCACATCGAGGCGGTCTTCTGAAGCTCGCCCGCCAGCCCCTCGGACATGATCGAGGCGCTCTTGGCGGCAACGCCGACCTTCTTGAGCTCGACCTCGAACCCCTCGAGCTCCGCCCCGCCTTGGGCGAGCGCGATCAGCATTCCGGGGCCCGCCTCGCGGCCGAAAATCTCCATCGCCCCGGCCGCGTCCACGCCGCGCGAGCGGAGCACCTCCATCATGTTCGCCATGCCGAGGAACTCGGTCTTGCCCTCGGCGCTCGTTCGGAAAAAGTCCTTCGTACTGAGGTTGAATTTGTCGAACGCCTTCTGTGTCTGCCCCGCCGGAGTAACGAGGTTCAGGAACATGTTCTTGAGCGTCGTGCCGGCAACCGTTGCCTTGATCCCGCTGTTGGCCAGGCCGCCGACGGCGGCGGACATCTCGTACATGTCGACACCGAACTCGGCGGCCACCGGCGCGCTGTCTCGAAGCGCCATCGCGAGCTCGTGCACGGAAGTGTTCGATTTCGCCGCAGTGGCCGAGAGCACATCCATGATCGAGGGCAGGTCTCCCACCTCCATGCGGAAGGCGCCCATGACGTTGGTTGCGATATCGGCCGCGTCCGCGAGCTCGATCCCGGCGGCCGTCGCGAGCTGCAGCGTCGAGGGCATGGCCTGGAAAATCTCCTCGGCGTCGAGCCCCGCCTGTGCGAGAAAGCCCATCCCCTCGGCCGCCTCGGTCGCGCTGAACTTCGTCGTTGACCCGAGCGCCTTCGCCTGCTCGCGCAGCCCGCTCATTGCCTCCTTGGAGATCAGCAGCTTCGACTGCACGGTGTTCATCGCGCCGCCGAAACGCGCGGCCATATCGACCGCGTTCTTCGCCAGCGCCGCGAGCCCGAGCCCGCCGACGAGCGAGCCGATACCGCCGAGCTTCGCGGCGAAGCCGCTGGTAGCGGCCGAGGCGGCGCCGATCCCACCGACCGCCCCGCGCATCCCTTCATCTAGCCCGCGCCCGGCCCCACGCCCGGACTGCTCGACCGCGCGCCCGCGCCGCTCGAGCTCGTCGAGCACACGGGCGGCGCGCTCCAGGTCGCCCGTGTTGACGTTGAATCCGAGGTCAGCAAGATCAGCCATCGCCGGCCTCGCACATTCGGATCAGCGCCCGGATGTTCACCTCGTCGATCGTGCGCCGCGCATGATCGTCCTCGATCGGACACGGGGCATCGGGGATGTTGGCGGTCGCGGCGAAGGCGGCGGACATCATCCTCAGCCCCATCGCCTCCCCCCGCGTGAGCACCAGCCCCGTGAGGCGCGCGTAGGCGTCGATTTCGGCGTAGCTGAGGGGGGCGGCGCCCATGCCGGTGTGGGTGACGTGCCCGAGCTCGTCGAGCAGGCGCGCCAGGTGCTCGCTCTCCGGCTCCACCTCGGGCGCGTCGAGCCCGTAGCGCTCGCCGTTGCAGCGGTGCGCCTCCTCGGGCCTCTGGTGGAGCCAGGCGAGCATCTGCGCGTACTCGAGCAGCGCGTCTAGGCTGCCAGGGCAACCGTGGTGAAGTTTCCCTCGTCTAGAATGAACTTCACCGCCTGGCCCCGGAGCGGGCCGACCTTGTAGAGAAAGTCCCCCGCGTTCTCGCGGGTGATGTCCACCCACCGATCGGCACTGAAGAGCAGCCCGCCGACGACGAGTCGCGCGACCGCCTTCGCGTCGCTCACGCGCTCGGACTCGATCTCGGCGTCCGACGGCGAGTGGTTCGCCCCCTTCTTCGAGGCGCGGTGCTGGAGCTGCTTGAAGACCCGGATTGACTCCGGCGCCTCCGGCCCGAGAAGGACCAGGTGTAGCTCGCGCTCCTCCTTGTCGCCCTTCGCCCGGTGGCGCACGGGCTCGCCCGTACTCGGGTCGACGAAGGGCATGTAAGCCCCTTCGATCGAGCGCGCGGAAGTGTCGTAATCGAGAATGTCCATGTACAGCCTGTCTCAGTCGCGAATCGGAGACCGTGAAGAGCAAGGCGCGCGCCGCACCGCCCCGAGCCTCCCCCGGGCGGGGGGCTCGGATGGGTGCGGCGCGCGCGCTCAGCGCCCCGATCAGGGGGCGGCGACGTAGATCGGCTTCGCCTGGGGGAGCAGCTGCACGTTGGCGTCTACGATCGCGTCCTGACCGCCGCCGCCGATCTCGTCGAACATCGACACCTGCGCCTGCACGTAGATCGTGCCGAGGTCGCCCGGCAGAGCGAGCTTGAAGGAGCCGACGGCGGTGCGATCCTCCTCGAGCCCACGGAGAACGGCGTGCAGGGCGTCGCCCGGCTTGATCGCGACCGGGAAATCCATGGGCTTGTATTTCGAGGACGCCTTCACGTCGGTGTTGGTCTCGGTGTCCACCAGGTCCTCCGAGACGGTGTTCCAGGTGCGCCCGACGCTCGGTACCTGGCGAAGCGAGGCACCGCCGGTGATGAACGTCAGCGCCTCGAAGCCCGCTTGGTCGTTGGTGGCGGGGGTGGAGGCAACGCCACTGAGCTGCGTGCCGGCGTAAGTGTTCGTGCTCATGTTCGTGTGATCTCCGGGTTACGTGATGCACTGGACCCGGAAGCGAACCGGGATGGTGTACCACCCGTCTCGCGGGACGGGGCTGGCGATCTCGGCGGTGCGGATCACGCGGAACGTGTCCGTGGTGCCGAGAAATTCGTGGAAGGGGAGGAAGGCGGCGCGCAGCGCCTGCGCGTGGCGCAGCGGCGCGAGCTCGCCGAGCCCGGAGCGGGCGCAGACGAGCACCTGGTAGGTCCACAGGTACAGCGACTCGGCGCCGGTGCCGATCGGCTCCGGCTCCGACGCCATCGTCGAGACGCGCAGGTACTGACGCGTCTCGGGCGGGAGGCTCGCGGGATCGAAAGCGATGTTCGGATCGACCGAGTGCAGTGCGCGCGCGCCGGCAAAGGCGTCGATCGCCTCGCCGAACAGCACCCGTAGCTCCTCTTCATCGGGCGGCACGGGTGGCCTCCCGAACGTTCGCTCCCCACTCGGCAATGCTCGGCCCGAGCATCCCGGCGGGCGCCTGGCCGCTATGCCCGTGGTATTCGATCGCCGGGCCGTAGGGCTGGCGGTTTCGGAGCGTGAAGACGGCCCCGAGGGTGAGTCGCGCGATGACCGGGGCGAGGGGCGTGGCATCCCCCGCGCTCGAGGCGAGGCGGTAGGCGCCATCGAGGCTCGGCGTCCAACTCGCGCGCAGCGCCCCGGAGTCCACCGGCGTACGCACGTACACGCGCGTGGCGGTGATCTCGGTGGCTCGCTGCGCGACGAACAGCAGTCGGCGCTTGTACTCGGCCACGAGTGAGGAGAGGGCGGGCACGGGGCGCTCAGAGCCTGGCCAGGATTTCGGTGACAAGCCGCGTGGTGCCCGGCTGCGTCGGCTGCGTGCGTACGATTTCGTACGCCGCCGGCACGTCATCTCTGAGGCGCATCGCGGTGGTGACCGCGACGGAGCCGGCCACGAGATAGCGCCGGTCGTGCCCTTGGATCACGCTCCCGTCGATCTCGGAGGAGGCGATCTCGAGCTCGAGCGCGCGGACCACGATCTCGGTCGGCGCCCCCGGCTGCGGATCGCGCTTCGAGCCGGTGGGTGCCCCCGGCACGATCAGCGTGATATCGCGCCCGTGGCGCGCGATGGCGCGCTCGGCGCTCGCCGCCCCTCTCTCGTGCGGGCCGCTCACGCGCGATCGATCCCGAGCACGCTCGTGCGAACGAGGGTGCCGCTATCGTTGGCGAGGAACGGCTCGAGCTCGCGGTAGACGCGCGGGAGCTCCTCGATACGGATCGCGTGGCGGGCGCCGACCCCGACGGCGTACTCCGTGTCGATCGGGCCGACCTTCTCGCGGCGCACGTTCAGCGCGGCAGGCGCCCCTGGGTCGGTGCCCTGCCCGATGTAGTAGGCGAGCCAGAGCTGTGCGCGCACGAGCTCGGGCGGCACGAGATCGGCGCCGAGCGGCGCCCCGTTTCGGTTCGTGAGCCCGGCGCGCGGGAAGGCCAGCGGCTGCGTGCCCTCGGCCACCCTCCCCGCCCACGAAAGCGTCTCGAGGTAGTCCATGGCGCGGCGTAGAAGCCCCTCCGCGGGGGGCGCGAGATCGCGCGCGCTGAAGAACACGCCCGCCGCCTCGACGCTCACGTAGCTCTCGGCCTCGGCAACGCCGCTCCCGTCCTCGACGATCAGCGCCACCGGATCAATGCTCGTCCGGCTCGATCACGAACCGATCGTCCGGGCGGCGCGCAACGTAGCGCTCGGCCGCCGCGCGCGAGAGACGGGCGCGGCTCGCGCGCTCGTTTCGCACCCCGTCGACGATCCGGTGCACCGAGAACGTTGCCGGCTCGCGCTCGGGCTCGGGCTCGGGCTCGGGCTCGGGCTCGGGCTCGGGCTCGGGCTCGAGCACCACCCAGCCGACGGCGGCGAAGGCCGCCACCTCCGCCGGGTGGACCTCGGCGCGCGTCCCTGCGCGCTCCATGTCGACAAGCGTCGCCATGTCGATCAGCCGAGCAGGACGCCTGCCAAGCCCGCGTTCGGCGCGTCCACGCCCCACGCCAATCCGATCTCGTACTTGATCTGCTTGTACTGGCGATACATCGCCACCTGGAACGTGATGTTGCTGACCGGATCGGTCACCGTCATCACGTCGTCGGCGGAGTCGCCACCGGCGGGCATTGCCGGCGCGCGCGCGGCGAGGAGCAGACTGTTGCGGTGAAAGAAGGCGTTCGCCGTGTAGTTCCCGACCACGGTCACGGCCGCGTCGTCGACGATCACGGTGTCGAGCCCCGGCGCGTTGAGCGTGAGCTCGGAGCCGGACTTCGAGGCGACGACGAATTGCTCGCCCGAGCCTGCGATCGTCACCACGTCGCCGGGCAGCACGGTGCCGGTGCCGGTGTCGAGCACGAGGGCGGTGTCACCGGCCCCGTACCCTGCGCCGTTGTTCACCAGGTAGCCCGAGCCGGTGCCGCCGCTGTGATTGCGCACGCCAGCGGAGAAGCCCATCGTGAAGCCGTGGATCTCGCGCAGCTGCCGCTCGCGGAGCATCGCGCCCGCGTCGCCGGCCTCGTTGACCTTGAAGAGCCCCGACTGCACGCCCTCGACCTTGGCTCGAGCCTGGCTCCCGAGGACCATGACGCGCCCCGATTGCGGGCACCCGAGCTCGTCGAGCACGCGATTGGCGTTCGACCAATCCGAGTGATCGTCGGCGACGCCGAACGGGGTAGTGCCGGCGGTGCCGATCGCGCGGGCGAACTTCGTGTACAGCGAGCCGAGATCCGCCTCGACCGCGTTCGAGAGCGTGCGAAAGCCCTGCGCGAACTGATCGGCCAGGATGGCGTTGTACTGCCCGTTCTGGCCGAGGGCCAGCTGCTCCTCTCCGGTCCAGCGGATCGGGTACGCCTTGCTCTTGGTGATCCCGACCGAGACGCTCCCGAGCTCGTGATCGCCGCTCGCGGCCGGCTGCGCGCCGGGCACGATATCCTCGAGCCCGCCTTGGGGCACGACGTGCGCGGTCACCGTCTGCCCGACCGCGGCGCCGGTGGCGGCAGCGTCGACGGAAACGTTGGGGATGAACCCGATCAGTTCGCGCCGGACGATATCGAGCGCGGTGTAGATGGTGGGTATAAGACCCGTGAGGTTGTTGGCCATGGGTGGCGTCTCTCTCAGTCAGTGATGGCGTGGGTTCGCGCGACCTCGCCTTGGCGCGCGGGGGCCAAGGCCTCGAAGTCGCTGCGGCTGATCTGCTTCTCGCCGGCACTGCCGGATCCTCGGGAGCCGGGCGCACCGCCCCCGACCGGTGCCGCGAAGAGACTGGGGCGGGACTCACGGAGTCCGGCGATCCAGTCCTGCGGCGTCGCCGCGCCCTTGTCGGTCGCGACGATCTCCTGCCCCTGGTAGACGCGGAACGTCTTCGCGTCCTCGTCGTATCGCAGCGTGTTCGCCGCGAGCATCTCGACCAGGTCGTGTGCGTCGGGCTTGAGAGCCACCGTGGGGTTTGCCGCGTTGTGCTCGTTCACGGCCTGCGTGACCACGTGCGAGCGCCGTAGCGCGACGTTCTCCTCCGCCCGTTGCTTGGCAGCCGTCTCGGCGTCGGCTGCCGTTTTCTTCATCGCCTCGAGTTGCGCGGTGAGCTCTGGGCTCTTGTCGGCGGCGAGCCGTAGCGCCTTGAGCTCTTCGGGGTCGATCGCGGCCCGTCCCTCGGCACGCGCCTCCGCGTCCGCGAGCTTGGTGCCCATCGAGTCCATCTTCTTCTTGAACTCGCCCTTGGCGACCTCGACGCGGGCGGCCACTCCGCCCTCGATTTCGGCTTTGTGGTGCGCGGCGAGCGCGGTACTGACGCTGTCGTCCGCGTCGAGTCGGGCGGCGAGCTCGGGGTCGAACCCCTCGATTTCGGAGAACTTGAACGGCATTGGTAGGCACAGCCTCGTGGTGGAGGCGGGGCGAACATCGCCCCGCGGTTCACCACGGGTTTCGGCCTACACGGGCGGTGCCTGAGCGGCAGAGGGTTAGCGCTCGGGGATCTGATCGAGTCGGAGCGGGGCGAGCGTTCGGGCGTCCACAAGGTCGCGGATGTCCGTCACTACCCCGCGCTCCCATCGCGCGGCGAGGGTGGGGCCGAGGTAGGCGCGACGGTCCTCGGCACTCATGCGCGCGAAAAACTGCTCGATCGAGAGCCGCGTCCGGCCGATCTTCCCGGCGCGCTCGCCCTTGGGGATGTCCTTCACCGGTCGGGCATCGGCCACGAACGGGCGCACGATCTCGGCGAGGTAGCCGGCCGGTATCGAGAGACAGCGGCAGCGCGGGTGCAGCGTCGGCCCCGGCTCCGTGCCGAGGCGGTACGGTCCGCCCGCCTCGGCCGCCCGGCAGCGCGGGCAGGTGCGGTAGTCGAGCGTGGCGAGATGGTCGACGAGCTCGACGCGGGCGAGGCGGTACGCGCGCCGCGCCGCGTTCGAGGCGGTGGCGTTCACGATCAAGTCCACGTTCGGGCGCAGCAGGCGCGTGCGGCGCCAGTGGAGAAGCCCGTCGCGCTGGCGGAGCGCGCCGCTCCCGCGCACGAGCGAGAGCATCGCCTCGGGTGTCTCGCTCGTCGCCGCGCGCACGATCTCCGCGTTCAGCCGCCGCGCGTAGAGCGCGAGCGCGGCGCCGAGGAGCACCGCCGGGGGGCTCCCATCAGCCGGCTCGGTGGCCAGCCCCCGCGCGCTCGGTACCGCGGCGAGGCTGATCGCCTCGGCGGTGACGCGGAGCTCTCGCGCGGCAAGATCGGGGAGCGCCTCGGCGATCAGCGCGAGGGTCGCGGCGCGCTGCTCGCCGAGGACGGCGGCGATCTGCGCGTGCAACTCGCGCACGAGCGGATGGGTGCGCCGCGCGCGCCCGAGGGCGCCGAGCGCGCGCGCGTCGGCGCGCCCGAGGAAGTCGCCGAGGGCGGCGAGCAGGCGTGCATCCCCCGGCTCGGCGAGCGCGGTGAGCTCCTCGTCGAGCGCACTGACGTAGCGCTGTAGGTAGAGCCGTCGACGTAGAAGGCGCTCGATATCGGGGGCGCTCATGCGCCCTGGCGCCCCTCACCCCCGGACGCGCTCGCGGCGCGCTCCTCGAAGGGAATCGCCCCGCTCGCCTCGATCTCGGCGGCAAGCTCCTCGTCGCTCTTGCTCGTGAGGTTCGCGCGCCGGAACGTCTCGAAGAGCACCGATCGCGGGGCGTTGCCGCTGGTCACCGCGCGGTCGATCGCGGCCACCATCTGCTCGCTCGCGTACTGCTCGGAGAACTCCGTGCGGAGGCGGAAGCGGGCAGGGTCCGCGCGCCCGGACCAGCGCGCGCGCATCCGCTCGGCGCGCTGCACGCCATCGCTCACGCCATCGGCGAGCGAGTAGATCGAGGCGTGCTGTGCGGCGGCGCGCATCGCCATCGCCGCCGCCGACTCCACACCGCCCGCCTGACGCTGCACGAGGCGAACGGCGTAGGTCTCCGCCTGGTGGAGCTCCATCGCCATGCCCTCGCGCTGCTCCTTGAGTCCGATGCCGCTCGTCTCGAGGAAGCCCGCGCGGCCATCGTCCCCGAGATGCCAGAGCGCGGAGGAGCCGATGCCCTGGCGGCGGATCTGGTCGTACTGCTCCTGATCGAGCCCCGTGACGTAGGGCGTCGGTTGGCCTGCGAGGTAGAGCGAGTGTTCATAGCTGGCGCTCTTTCGGTAGTAGGCCAGAGCGCAGCGCCCGACGGGCAAGAGCGGCAGCGGGTCGCAGCCGGGAAGGATGTCGATCGAGCCGACGCACACAATCGGCATGAACGGCACCGGGAGGAGGATCGGGGGCTCGATCCGGCGCTCCACCTCGTCCTCGACAATCCAGCGCGTGACCTCGATCGGCGCCTCGGAGCTCTCGCGAAAGTATCGCCGGTACACGGTGCGGGTCTCGTGCCCGTACAGATCCGCCGCCGCCGGCTCCTGCTCCTCGAGCACCGCGAGGAGTAAGTCCGAAGGGCGCGCGGGGTCCACCCGCCAGTTGATTAGCGCCTCGGCGCCGTAGCGCGTGACGAACGGCTCTCCGCCCTCGCGCGGGGCGTCGACGAGGAGGATGTCGCGCCCGCGCGTGGCGCAGCCGCGAAGGGTGTCGCGCGCGAGATCGGTATTGGTCTGCCCGCTCGGGGTGATCGGCTCCTCGCTCGCCCCCTCGGGCGGCTCCTCGAACACCAGCCCGATGATCCCGGTCAGTGCCTCGCTGGTGATGTCCGGAAACCGCGCGCGGGCGCGATACGCGTCATAGCTTTTCCCGCTCGCATCGTTCGCCTCCATCCCGCCGGTCTTGGGCAGGTAGGTGGGGCCGGCGGCCTTCACAATGCTCTCGTCTTCGAGGCAGTCGGCGATCGTGCGCCATAGCGCTTTCTTGCGCGTGTACTCGGGGTGTTCGGTGGTGATCGGCATCGGGGCGCGTGTCCTCTCGTGTGCGGCTCGGCTCGAGCTCAGGCCATGCCGGCAACCGGTCCGCTGGCGCGCACGATCTCGCGCGAGACGGGCCAGAGCACGGCGACCTGGTAGCCGATGGCGGTAGTGATGTGCTGGTAGTCGTTCGTCGGGTCTTCCTGGAACGTCGAGCCCGGCTGTAGCTGCACGGTGGCCAGGCCCTCGTGGCACCACGGCGCGCTGACGGGGTTGACGAACAGGTGGCGCTCACCGGCGGCGTTGCACACGCGCGCGCGCACCGCGTTCTGTCGGTCCTTGATCGCTGGCGCTTTTCGTGCCACGCGGCGCGTGAACGTCCACCCGTTCGCCCGTAGGACGTTCTCGATTTCGCGGTAATCGGAGGGATGCCCGTGCTTCTCACCGGCGCGCCCGGCAGGGTCGCCGAAGATCAGCACATGCTTGTTCTTGTGCCCCTCGAAGCGCTCGACGAACTCCTCGGCCGCCTGGCGCGCAACCGCGCTCGTGAGCACGATCTCGTCAAGGAGATAGAGCGCCTCCCCTCGTCGGACGGAGATCGAGGAGGAGAGCGGGGTGAAGTTCTGATCGTGCGACCAGAGAAGCTGTTCGTGTGGCTCGATCCTCGCGCTGGTGAGGTTCTCCGCCGCGTACTGGTCATAGATCCGGCCGGTGGCGACCTCGAAGCTCGCGCAGTATTCCTGCAGGAACTGCCGCTCGGACATCGTCCGCCGGGCCGCCTCGATCACGTCCACGGGCAGGATCTCCGCGCTCGTCCAGGTGAACAGCGCCCACTCGGGGTTGCTCTCGAGGGTGGCCGCTTGGGCCATGCGGTAGTAGTGATTGAGCCCGTCGGGGACGCCGAGGAACCAACACCACGCGCGGTAGTCGGGCCGACGCGGGTCGACGGTGTTCAGCGCCGGCATGATGTTCGAGTCGATCGCCGCCTCGCGAATGTCGGCAATCTCGTCGATCCCGCCCCCCGTCCACGCCACGCCCTCGATCCGCTGCGGACGATCGAGCCCGAGGACGTGGATCTGAGCGCCGTTATCGAGATAGATCCGTAGCTCGGACTCGGAGGGGCGGCGCGCGTGCAGCGCGGCGAAGGACAGGAGTTTCAGATCCTCCCAGAAAATTTTCTTTGCCTGATCGCGCGTCGGCGCGGCGGCGAAGAAGTGATCGCCCGGCCCGCCCTCGAACGCCTGCTTGACTAGAAAGCGCTTGAATCGCTCGGTTTTCCCCGAGCGGCGCCCGGCGGGGACGACCGGGAAGCGGATGCCGGAGGGCACGGCGTTGATCAGCGCCAGCTGTACGGGGTGATCGCGAAGGGGGTACCAGCGATCGAGGCTCGCGCGGAGCGCGGCCGGGAGCGCGCTCGCGTCGGGCGCCTCCAGGGCGTCGCCGCTCACGCCGGCAGCTTCGCCACGAGCGCGCGGAGCGCCTCCACAAGATCCTCGCTCGAGTCGCTACCGGCGTCGGCCTTCCAGCCCATGCGCACCTTTGTCCACCAAATCTGAGCCGTGACGTCCCCGCGCTTCGCCTTGTTGAAGAGCGCGCCGCCGATGGCGGCGTTGGCTCGGATCGCGGCGGTGTCGAGCTCGTCGCGGTAGTGCTTGCGGAGCGTCTTCGGATCAATCCCGAGCACGCGCGCGATATCGTCCTGCGCGATGCCGACGGCAGCGAAGCTGTGGACCTGATCGCGGGTCTCGGCCGTCGGGGTGTGGGCCACGCTTTTTATTGGCGGGAATTTCCGGGGCGGTGCCGGGGGTATCGGCCGCGCCTGTCTACGTCCGTAGCCCTGGAAAACCTGCCTGGTTCGCGCTTGAACGGTAGCGCCCTGAGCGGCCGGTGGGGGGGGCGCGCGCGCGGGAAATCCCCCCTCCCCTCCCCTCCCCCTCCCCTGCCCTGGGGCGCGCGCCCTACGGCGCGGAGGCGCGCCGGTGGCGCTCGGAGAGGATCAGCGGCGCGACCGCGTCCCAACGCACGTGGTGATGAAGCCTGCGATTGATGTTCCCCATCATCGCGATTTGCACCGCCGAGGGGGCGTACAGCACCGAGTAGAAGCTCTTCACGTAGGTGCCGGAGTCGCGGTACATCTCGGTCAGCCCGCCGGCATTCGCCTGGGTCGTGAGCTGCGTGATCGAGGCGGCGTTGAGGGTGAGGAACAGCGCTCGGCCGCTGCGCTGCGATGCACTGTAGGTGTTCACGTCCTCGTTGACGCGACCGAGGAACTCGAAGCGACGCCGCGTATCGCAAACGAAGCTATTCATTGCCTTGCGGAGCGTGCAGATAGAGGCGGCTGTAGTTCTGTTGGCGCCCCCGCCGATGAAGTCCCCGCCCTGCGCGAGCGCAACGGAGCTCAGTGCCGGGGTGGCGATGAAGAACGCGAGCACGGCACGAAGGAGTCCGTCGAGGTTGTGCACCACGCCGGTGCCGTAGGTGCCGTCGGCTCGGAATCGGAAGCCGAAGCCGGTGTAATCGTCGTCGAGCTGGATGAAGTAGCGGTAGCCGAGCGCCTCGGCGATGTCGAACGAGGCATTGCGTGCGTAGAAGATCGAGCGTCGGTCCTCGAAGTTGTCGCCCTCGTCGAAGCGTGCGGCGATGGCCCGCTTGTCGAACACCTGCACGGCGTCGTCGCCGAAGCGTGCACGGTAGTCCTCTACGCTCGGGTCCTCGTCATCGACCACGAGCACGATCGGCCCGGTGTAGCCGTTGCGGCGCAGCGTCGAGTAGGTGTGGACGTGCTCGCTGCGGCGGTTCGTCAGGATCAGGGCACAGAAGCTCTCGAACGGATCAGGCGGCGAGGCGCTCATCGTCCTCCTCCCCGTCGTCGTCCTTGTTCTCGGCGAGCTCGTCGCTCTCGGCGCGAAGGCGCAGTACCTCCTCTGAGAGCTTGACGAAGCCGAGCTCGACGGCGCGATCGAAGTCGATGATCACGAGCGCGCTGTCCTCCATCAGCGCCTGCACGTCGGCGTCGGCGTGGGCGTAGAACTCGGCGATGTTGCGGAAGTTGAACCGTGTGTGACGCTCGGCGGCGCAGCGGAGGAAGTCGACGAGCTCGGGCTCGAGCTCGTCGGCGACGGCGTCGATGCGCTCGAGCAGCGCCAGGGCGCGGGTGCGGTCGAACAGGTCCGTGACGGGGGGCGCTCTATCGGCGTGCGGCTCGTAGATCGGCGCCTCGATCTTGCGCGAGTAGTTCTCCGGGGGGGCGGTCCCCGACTCGGGGTCGGTCCCCGACTCGGGCTCGGCCGAGGCCTCCGGGGCGAGACCGTCGAGGGGGCCGAGCGCGATATCGAGGTTCCCGATCTCGAAGCCGACGAGCTCGAGGTCGATCTCCTCGGCTGAAAGGCTCTCGAGCTCGGTCTCGAGCAGTTCCCGATCCCAGCCGCCGCCGATCTCGCCGAGACGGTTGTCGGCGATGATGTAGGCCCGTCGTTGGGCGTCGGTGAGATGCCCGAGGGTGATCGTCGGAACCTCCTCGAGCGCGAGCTTTCGGGCGGCGAGCACCCGCCCGTGCCCGGCGATGATTCCGCCCTCGGGGTCGATCAGAACGGGGTTGCAGAAATGGAACTCCCGGATGCACGCGGCGATGGCCGCGATCTGCTCCGGGGTGTGCACCTTGGCGTTCATCGCGTAGGGGATCAGCGCCTCGGTCCGGCGCATCTCGACGGCGAGCGTGGGTTTGGTGGTGCTCATGGCAGCAATCGACCGTGCTCGCGGCGCGCGCGTTTCCCGCGCTGCAGATCGCCGCCGCTGACGGGGCAGGTCGCGGCCCACCACACACCGTCGGCGGCGACGGTGATCCGAGTCAGGGACTCGGCGGTGAGGGTGCGCGCGCCGTAGAGCGCCACCCCGTCCTCCTCCTCCTCGAGCACGATCCGGCGCGTGGCGCAGCTGAGGAGCACCAGGGTGCGCCCGATGTGCGCGCTGTCGATCGGCCCGAGGGTCGGGGCGCTGTCGACGAGATGGATCATCTCGAGATCGGAGGCGCCGAGCACGATCGACGGCCCGCACCGATCGCGAATCCGCATCGGACGCGGGGCGCCGAAGGCGCCGAGGCGTTGCGCGCGCATCGCTGTCAGTCCCCGCTGTTCAGTCGGTAGGAGAACGCGCCCGTTGCGCGGAGCTCGAGGCAGTCGACCCAGCCGACGAGCAGCACCATCGTGGCGAGCGGCTCGCTCAGGTCGATCACGCCCCCCTCGATCAGCACGGGGCCGGTGACGACATGCGTCGCGCGCCCGTCCGCGCCGCGCTCGCCGGGGGGATGCGCGAGCACGCTCACTTGCCCTGCCCCCGCGCCGCGGACGACCAGCTGGTGAGTGCTTTTCGAGTTGTGCAGGTTGATGAAGTGCGTACCGGCGGGAAGCGCCTCCCCGTGCTGGTTCGTCAGATCACTCACGGGATGCTCTCCGGGGTCGGTGGGCGGCGGCGGTGGCGGACGAGGGCGGCGGCGCGCGGGATGCGGTGCTCGAGGCTGAGGGAGCTACGCAGCGCCTCGAGGGTGAGCGGACGGGAGTAGAGATAGCCCTGTGCGCGCCCGATCGGCGCGTGCGCGGAAACCAACGCGTCCTGCCAGCGGTGCTCGACACCCTCGGCCACGATGCCGACGCCGGCATCTCGCAGGATCGAGACCAGGTGCCCGAGCGCGTCGCGGGTCTCGGGCGTGCGCTCGGCGATCCAGTGCGCGGCGAGCTTGACGGTGTGCGGGGCGAGTCGGCGGAGGTAGGGGGCATCGGCGTAGCCGGTGCCGTAGTCGTCGATCGCGAGCCGCACGCCGAGCCCTTCGAGGGCGGCGCGGTTGATCTCGAGGGCACCGCCGTAGGCGAGCGGCTCGGTCTCGGTCAGCTCGAGCTCGAGCCGATCGGGGGCGAGTCCCGAGTGCCCGAGCGCCTCGATCACGTCCGGCACCAGGGCCGGATCGCTCAAGTGATCGGCCTCGACGTTGACCGCGAGGGCGAGCCCGGAGGCGACGCCGAGGGAGGCGATCTCGCGCGTGCTGCGGCGCAGCATGTGCCGCCCCAGGGCGCGCCGCGCCGGTGGGTCTTGGGCGTACTGCAGCACGGCGGCGGCGCCGAGAAGGCGCCCGCACGGCTCGCGGAACCGCGCGAGTGCCTCGAGCCCGACCACGCGCCCGCTACGGAGCTCGATCTGCGGCTGATAGACCGGCTCGACGCAGGCGAGAACCCCCGGATGCACTACAGGGGGTCGCCTGAGCGGCGGCGCGGCGCGGGCGCCGGCTCGGGCGGGGGGAGGGGCGATGCGTCGCCCTCCGGGGCGTAGGCGGGCTCTGAGGCGCCGAGCGCGGGCGGCTCGGCGCCCCCCTCGGTGCCCTCCTCCGGGGTCTCGGCCGCCTCGAGCGCGGCGGCGGCGGTCGGGGCGGCCAGCGGGGCACTGTCCGGGCCGTCCTCGAGGGCGAGCGCGGGGCGGGCGCCGCCGATGATGACTTCCTGTCCGAAGCGGGCCGAAATCTCGTGCTCGGCCCCCGCCCCGGTGCGGATCCTCCAGCGGAACGCGAGGATGCAGGCGTGCGGCTCGAGCGGGAGCGAGCCGCGCCAGCGCTCGAGCCCGTCGAGCCGCTCGGCCTCGGCGAGCGCCTCGGGTACCGGCTCCTCGGCCTCGTAGCCGATCACCGCCGGGGCGACGTGCTGGCGGGGGCGCCGCTGGGGCTCGCCGTACGGGGTCCAGATCGCCTGCAGCGGACCGGTGGCCTCGTTCAGCGGGCGGCAGCTGAGCACGGCGGTGCGCTGCTCGGTGTGCTCGCGATGGCGCAGCGCGCGGAGCGCGTAGACGAGCGGCTCGCCGCGGTAGATCCGCTCCTCGAGCGCCTCGACACTTTCGACGGCGAGCCAGGTGGAGGCGGGGAGATGGGTGTGGAGCTCGCGCCCGAGCACCTTGACGGCGGTGATGGCGGCGGCGGCGGCGAGGAGCAGCGCGAGGGCGATGGCCACGACGACGGCGAGGCGCGGCA